CTTGTTGAGCGTATTGATTTCCAGCTTGTCCCATTTGATTGCCAACCATGCCAGACTTCATGATATCTTGACCAGTGACACCAATTGCTTGATTATATTGATTTGGTGTTTGCAAATTGGCAACAGTAGACTGGGCCTGCTGTTGCATAGGACTAAAGTTAGCAAAATAATCAGATGGATTAGTACTATAGGGTTGATATGGCTTAAATGTAGTCATATCAGGTTGAAATATCTGTGCCTGTGTAGCATTCAGCATATTTGAAGCGTACGGAGCCAGATAATCAGGAATCTGAGTATTATTTACATTTTGCTGAACTGGAGCTGGTGATGAAGATCCGCCACCCATATTAATCCTTTAACATTTTCGTAAATACTTTATCTGTCTGTTTATAACCTAAATATTCTAACAATCTTGAATTATCCAAATGAATCTTGGTATGAACAATTACTCGATCTACTTTGCAATGCTTTAAAACTTGTTCGGCATATTGAAATAGTTTAATCCCAACACGACCTTTGCGAAACTCTTTTTTAACAAAATACACATCTTCTATTGCCGTAATACATGACTTATAGTGTAAGTGCGGACTAATCATAAAGATAATATAACCAATTAATTCACCATCATTCCTACAAGAAATACAACGCAACATGCCTAATTCTGCAAATTTTCGATAGGCATCATAATCAGGATCCCAATCAAAGTCTTTTGTTACACACAACTCATCATAATGTTCTGGAAGAAGCTGTTCAAGCTCTTCTACTAATTTTATAGGATCGCAGTCGGCATAAACTATCATGCTGGTAAATGTTTATATGCCTTTGTATCTGCTGCAATATCCTTTGATTTCCTTCTTGCCGCTTTAATTCTATCCATCATGGCATACAATCTTTTAGCTCCAGCATCTGTGCTTCCGTTTCCTAATTCAGAAACAATTCTTGCTGGAATTACAAATTCACCATCAGCTAGTCTTGCTGGTTGTTTACCACCAATGACCGCAGGAATACCATCACTTACGCCATCACCAGGACCCTTGAGCAATCTGCCACCATCAGAGTAATCTCCTAAATGACTTTGTAATCCGCCTTCTTTGGCAGTATTAACTACTGGACTATTCTTTTGAATATCTTTTGCTGCTGCTTCAGCTGCTAATTGATCTTGTGATAATGTTTGAATATTAGAACCAAGAGGAGAAACAGATCCAAGACCTGATTTGCTTGGTGCTAAATGAGCAAGTTTATTAATTTTATCTAAATTTTTAATGGCCGTATTATACGCATCAAGATTCTTCGTATCAGGATCTATATCCACATAAGTACTATCATGATCTGGCGTTGCTTGTAATACAGGGCGTTTAGATATCATTGCTAAACCTTGTTGAACATCGCTACCATCTGCTCCAGAATATCCCATAATACCGCCACTCTTGGCTGTTGCCATGTTATACGGTTGTTGAACATAATTAGGATATTGAGATTGATAATATGGTTGTGGTGCAGCAGGATATTGCCCTTGGAAATTAGACGATATAGGTTTAATGTTAAATGGATTCGTTTGACTAGTTTGCACAGGTTGAATTGTTGGTTGATTAAATGCACCAGCAGCACTTAAAGCTGTTCCACCTAATAACGCCACTGAGCCTGGATTAGCTTTCGCAAAATTCAAAGCATTGGATCCAGAACTTGTTACATTTTGTAATCCTGCACTTATATTAGATAAACTGCTTGCAGGACCAGCACCACCAACAGCATTCATAGCACCAGCACTACGCACGATATCAGATGGATTAACATTTGGATTTTGAAAAGCTTGACCCAATGCTGTTCTTTGAGCATCAGTTAAGTTTTGCATATTATTAACTTGATTAACTGCTGAATTAATGCTTCCTGATGATTGTGCTGCCATATCTGATGGAATGCTTGAATTTAATCCAGCATTTACAGTTGCTTGTGTTTTAGCAAATTCTGTTGCTGCTTCATCGCCACCTTGTTGAGCTGCTGCTTGTAATCCAGCTGAACCTAACCCACCAACTAAATTAGCACCGCCCCAAGCTCCAAGACCAGCCATAAGTCCATCTTTTAAACTACCTGTCATAGCGTAATCAGTTGCTCCAACAACTCCAGCTGCGACCATAGGATCAGCTAACATAGATAATCCACCAGTTTCAGGAGCTAAAGCAACCATTGCAGCACCAGCCACCACAGGAAGAATAGAACTTAAGAAACCAGCTTCGGGAAGACCTGTTTTTGGATTGATGGTTAATGATCCACCGTGCTGTTGTGCCAATTTTTGTAGGGCTTGAAGCTCCCCAGTAGTCATATGGACTAAGTGGGTATCGTCTCCACGACCATGCTTCTCTAAGTGTTTGGCAATTAACGGTAGACTCATACACGACCTATTGAGTTATTTGGAATCATTTTATCATAATTAAACAACTACGCCAGCATAATTTACCCATGCAGTTCCGTTCCAATAAACTGGATAACCTAATGTAGTATCAAAATAAAACTGTCCAATTTGTAAATTGGAAGATGGTCGATTAGATTTTATTCCATAATCTGGCGTTGCCGTAGCCTGAGTGTAATTATTTAATTGATTAAAATATAAACGTAACTGGCTTAAAACTTGATTATCATGCATTGCGCTATATTCTTTAGGCGCAACAGGTAAATTTGGCGGTGTTGGATTAATTGGCGTACCGTTATAGTTAAGATAGGTAGGATTAGTCATTATCTTATACTCCAATGTATGCGTTCTAATTCTTTACGTGCTTCAGCAGCTTCTTCTATAGTATTAAACACCTTGGAGTAATAATTTTTCTTTTTTACAGTAATTTTTGCGTAATATCTATTTTTATAAAGCACAACACCAGTAACGCCTGTTTCACTATTTGCACGAACTCTTACATTTCTTGCTTGTTGTGTTAGACCAGCCCATCTACAATTACTTGGTTCATAATTGCCATAAACATCAATTCTGTCCAATGTTTCATCACCTTGAGGCTCACCCATATCTTTTGCAAAAGTCGCATAATCCAACCATTCAGGACACACCGATACGCCTTTACCACCATATTTTGGGTAATCTTTATCTTTAGGGTTATTGCATCTTCTTATCATTGCTCGCCATGTATTATAAGAACTTTTTTTCCATCCACCGTGTTTTGTAATTGCTTCTTTTAAAATACAACCACACGATTCCGTATTGCCTGTTACTAAACTGCCTGAATCTGTTTGTGTTTCATTACCACAATCACATTTACACTTCCATAATACTTTTTTACTTACTGTTCTACCAGCCTGTTCTAATACTACTAATCTTCCAAACCTCTGCCCTGTACGGTCTACTAACTTCATAATATTCTCCTTGTTGAGGAGTTATTATATCACCATTTGAACAGATTGTAAACCTAGCGTCTGCCATCTGGTCTTATGTCATAACGTGGTGTTCCCATTTGCCAAGCAACACCTAAGCCTGTAGATTGCAGTCTAAAAGCCATTTGCCTACCTCGTAAACGAGTAAATACCTCACCAGTAAATTGTTGTATAGTATATTCTGGAATATTTGTATAATTTTGTAAACTTGTTACAGATGGATTTGCTGCTGTGCCATAAGCATTGCCCGAAGTATTTCTAGGTATTAACTGCATAGTTATTGAAGGGTTATTGGAAGTTGAACCGTTAAAATTCATATCTGGAAACATTCTCCAAACAAAACCAAAATGCTGACCAGCATCATCAGGACTAATTTCTATATCTGAAGATTGTATATAAGATGTAATTGGCACAGGAGTACCAGAAGAGTTATCATCATTTCCGTTTTCGTGGAACAGAAGTCTATTATTATAATCTGCTGCTATTGGAAATTGATTGATGCCGTTTTGTAACCAAGCTGTCCTTGCCATATTTCCATAATACCAAACATTATCTAAGTAATTATAGATAACATATTTATCAACAGAAGTATTAGGATTGCTATCTGTACCGCCATTACCATCAATAGATACATAAAACCACCAAACTTCATTAAATCCTTCATTTGCTCCACAAAATACTTGAAAGCCTTGACTTTGATTTAAATTATCAAAAATATATTGTTTTAAAGTACATGGCAAAGTTTGCACTGTACCGTTATACATATAAAATCTGTCACGCCCCATCCAATAAGTAATGTTGTTTACTGTAATCATAGCGTTTGGACTAATAATAGATATGTTATCCATTAAAAGTTGAAAGCCCCAAACATATGGTGCGCCAATATACTGCATTGAATATATAGCAGAATCAGTCCAAATAAGAATTTCTTGTCGAGTAAACCTTGCTCCAATAATATAAGAACCATTACCTAATGCAAACTCACCAGCTTGATTAGTTAGTTGTGGAACCCATTGATATGGATTTGCTTGATCTGACCAGCGTACAAGTAAAGGATTAAATGCAGAAATACCAGTTGTTGGATCATAAGGATTTGCACCAAATGCAATAACAAATTCTTGTACATCAGAAGACAAAACTTGATAAGTTTCATTAGGTATAAATGCGCCAGAATAAGAAAAAGTATAACTTCCACTTGATGAAGCGGTATATGAATTGCTAATTGTAGCTACGCCTGTAACATGATCAATAGAAACAACATAAGTATTAGCTGGAATTCCAGTTCCTGAAATATAAGAATATGGATATACATAAGGCGCATTTGCTGAAGTAACTAAAATAGTTGTTGAACCAAGCAAAGATGTTACAGTGCTTGTAAATCCTGTTCCAGTAATTGTTGATGTTGGAATCTGAAAACCAGAACCTGTACCACCAATAGATGCCGATGGAGCTGTTAAAACAGTACCTGTTCCTGTTGCACCCAAACCACCATTTGTTAAAGTTACTGATGTTACAGAATTACCACTTACCACAATAGTAGCTTTGGGATATGTTGTCATGGTTGGGCCAGAAACATAAGTTAATTGTACATTTGTATATGTACCATTTGTATAACTTGAACCGCCTGTAATAGAACCAAAAGCAGTAACAATCCCACCACCAATACTACCGTTTGTAGCAGATAATACTGTTCCTGTACCAGAAGCACCCGTACCACCATTTGTAATAGTGATTGATGTAACCACATTTCCCGACACAACAATAGTTGCAGTAGGATAAGTTACCATAGTAGCACCAGATACATAAGTTAATAAAACTGAAGTATATGTACCGTTTGTATATCCTGTTCCAGCAGTTGTTATTGATATTCCATTAACACTAGCACTAAATGTTGTTGCATCTGTTAAAAGCGTTGCATTGTTTGCTAAACTTTGCAATGATTTCGCTCTTGTATTTAATCCTAAAGAGTTTTGCCAATAATAAATAGGACCTCCTCTTGGCGCAAGAAATAAATTAGCACCAAAATTATCGTTAGACCAAAGTCTTAATTGAGAAGATATTAATCCTAATGTTGCTGCTTGCCCCCAACCAGTATTGTTTGGACTGCCCGCTCCATAATATCCACCCCAAGGACCAGCACCCCAACCTGTACCATTTGTAAAAGTATTTGTACCACTGGGATATAAATAATTTACAGTAACTGTTGCGCTTGCGGAAGAAGGGGCAGTGGTTGTTTGAATAGTATATGTTGAAGCTGTAGGTATAGATAATACTTCATAATTTCCTAAAAATGTATATCCACCAACAGTATAACTAGTACTGAAATTAATGTAATCACCAATATTGGGACTATAACTTGCATCCGTTAGCGTTACAATTGTAGTGCCATTAGTTGTTAAAGTTACCGAAGTATCTGTTTTTACAATTGGAGTAATATCATAATAAGCCACACTATAATATATATAATAATTTGTGTTTGTTCCTAGTCCAATATAATTATTATTAAGACCTACTGTTGCAGCTGACCATATCCAAATTGATCTTGCAGTGCCAGTATAAGTTGATATATTAACAGGTGTCCAACCACCAATTTTTTCTGGCAAACCTGAACGAAAGCGTATTTTGTCCCCATCATACCACCCACCAGAACTGGAATAAATTGTACCCTCACGATACAATCCTGGCTTAAGTTGTAGTTTTTTTAATGGCATGGGGTTTACCCTAACATTGATTCAGATATTGTTTCTACTTTTGCTACTCTACTTTTCCATCCATCTAAATATTTAATTTGATCAGGCCTATGTTCAACAATACTATCGTAAAAACTTTTCTTTAAATTACTAAATTTTTCAATTAATTCTTTATGGTCAGCCGCTTGAATAGCCGATAAGCTCTTGAGTCCCAACACACCATCCGTAGTAACTCCAACTGCCTCTTGAATGAGCTTGGTAGCCCTAGCCACACCCAAATTAACAGCAGCATCAAATACGGCATAGTCCACGCCAGCAGGCAAGTTATCAGCATTTATTTTATCCCAATAAAGTTGTTTGTATAGGTTATATACATCACTATCAGATACTTCTTTAAGTTGTTCTTTAGTTATATATTGGTTTCTTTTCCACTCACGATAAACACTTAGAGTAATCCCTTTCATAGTAGCACCACCAGCATCGGTAGGATCATCAGACCAAAGACCTTCTGACACTAATACATCACGAAGAGCTATAACAAAATTATTTTGCATTTGTCGGCACCGAATTATATAGCATTTGATCTTTTACGTGACTAGATGCAGTACTACCAAAATAATAACCAACGACACCGGTCCACGCTGTCCCAAGTGAACCTAACATGACTAATAATTCATTAGACGGAGTAATCGCATATGCCATCATATAAATAAGAATACCGAAGAACCCAACAGTAATACCTAAAGCCAATGCTCCGGGTATCCAAGACTTAGTTGCAATTTGCATATTTCTAGCGGAAGCACGGTCATCAACCGCAAGTTTTTCAAAGTTTAAACCCAGTTCTTGTGTACTCTTTTGAAATTCTATTTCAGCAAGTTTTAGTTGTGCTATTTGTTCAGCAGATAGCTTGCCTGCATCCATAGTTTTTTCCACATCATCTTCAGAAATACCGATTGCCTTGGAAATTGCCGTGACTGCCAAACCCGCTAAAGGTCCGCCTAATGCAGTTGCAATTGTAGGTGCTACCTGCTCTAACCAACTCATGATTTTAGAATCCTATAGTTCATATATACAACGTAAACATAAATAATATTAATTAAACTAATGGCAAATAACACGTCTTTTACAAACCACATTGCCACAATAGCCAATACTTTTACTAATGTAAATCCACCTATTAGTCCAATTTTGGAGAATAACCAAGCCATAACTGGATTACCTTCATGCCCTTTACCTGACTTAATGACGTTATACGTTGTCCAAAAGTCGAGGAATTGGAGAATTACGAATAGTGCGAATAGGATATAGTTCATAATTAATTAAACAGCTCCATTAGCCACAATTTTAATTAAACTCCAATCAGCATTAAGATCGCCACCTACTGTATTAGTTAATTGAACATTTTGACCTGACATAGATAATGCAATTCCAGAAGTAGCATGAATAGTATAAATTGTAGAAGAAGAACTTCCTCGTCTAATTTGAGCTAATGCGTTTATACCACCAGTAGTAGAATTAGTTTGTCCAATAAACAATAAATAATTACCATTTGTATTTACAGAATCTAATGTTGTTAAAGTTGTTGTACTTCCATTTGTAACAACTGTTCCACCATAAGTTGAGCCAAATTCGTTAGCAACGACTGAATAATTAGAAAAACCAGTATTGTTTAATATATTTGCAAGAGTTGTTTGATCAGTAGTTCCTAAGTAAATTTTTGGACTACCAAATACTCCAACAACGTTATTTCCAGTAATTGTTCCGTAAGTAACAGAAGAACCTAAATTAATAGCATATCTAGTTTTGTCAGATGAACCTGAATTACCTGAATAAATTGAACAACCTGAAATAGTAGGAAAAGTAGAGTTTGCATAAATGCCGTCATAAGTATTTGCAGTATTTACCCCAGCATTATGAATACTTGCACCTATAACAGAATTATATGGGCCTAAAAGATCAATTCCATTTTTATTACAATTATAAAAAAAACCACCATTAATTTGAATTTCAGTACCTAAAGAATAAAAGTTATATCCTGTTCCTCTATTTGAGAACCAACAATTATTAAAATAACATTGATTTACAGTTGAATTAATAATACAACCTGATTGACTGTTTGTATCACATACGACTTTTGTGCAAAGAAAATCAGAAGGTGATCCTGAACTATCTACAATAAATTCAATCCCATTTGCAGAATTTAAAGATAACTCAAGAGTATCTAAATAAATACCAGTTACTAATCCAGTAATGCAAATACCATCTCCTGTATTAGCTGTTGAATAACAATCTCTAATCCAAACACCTACAGTAGGAGTAGAACCATTAGTATTTAAATAGAAGCCATGACTTAAATTAGTTGTTGAGTAACAACGACTAACTTGTAATGAGCCAGCACTTTGGAATTGAAACCCATGAAAAAATGAACTAACATATACATCTGTAATAAAACAATTACCACCCCCAGTTACATAAATACCATTAGCAGTAGATGTAGCAGAGCAAGTAATTGAAAGTTGCTCAATATAAACCCAAGTTAAAGAACTTAATGTAAACGCATTAGCACTTGCAGAAGTTTGTTTAATTATTGAATTTTGTTGACCAGAGCCGTAAATTCTTTGATTAGAAACAGGAGTTAATGCACTAGAAATTACATAAGTTCCTTTTGGAAAATATACTGAATTACCAGTATTTAAAGCAGCTTGTATAGCAGTAGTATCGTCTGTAGTTCCATCCCCAACAGCACCAAAATCTTTAACTGATACTATTTCAGCAAGTTTTAAATTAATGGCACGATTTGTTGCACCTGTTCCACCTATATCAAATTTTGGTATTAATGTTGTCATGTTTATCCTTATTCAATTTTTGCTGTAGCTAATCTTGCTTCTAAAGTTTCAATTCTTTCTAATGCTTCACTTAATGCTTTAAATGCTTTCATATAAGCAATAGAATAATTAACACCTAAAGTAGTTGTGCCTGTTAAATTGTTTTTTTCATCTCTATCTGGTGTTTCATATACGAGTCCAGGACATATTTTTTGTACATCTTGAGCAATAAAACCAATTTGTAATTTATTTGTTTTGTCTGAAATAAGACTATATTTGCTTACTAAAGTTCCTAATGTTTTTACATCATCCCATTGCGAACTTGCAAGCGATATATTTTGTTTTAACTTAATGTCAGAACTAGAGCCATAGCTATTATTAGCATTTACTATGTTTCCATTACCCCAAATAATTACCGAAGTTGTAGCACCATAACCACCATACATTAAAGGAGAACTTGTATCATTACAATTTGTCCCTAATAAAATATTTAAAGCTTGATCACCACTTGCATTATTGGCATTTTTAATAGTAAATACTTTATTTGCTGGAGCAGTTTTAACAAATGTGTGTGCTGAAGCAATTGCACTGTCTGTTCCTCCAACAACAATTCCACTTACACTTAAATTACTTGCTCCAGCATCCGTTGTGTTTCCTATGGATACACCACCTGAAGGATAAACACATATCGCTGGGCTTGTGCCTACACCACTTGTACTTATTACAAATGGCTGAATACTTACACCTGAAACACCAGATAATAAATACCATTTTGCAGCACTAGAATATCCTTGCATTGCTATACCAGCATATCCTTGTGATGCTGAATATATATCAATAAAAGCATTTGGACTTGTATTTCCAATACCTAATTGTGTACCACTAAAATATAAATTAGAACTTGAATTAAATGCTCCTGTTCCATTTCCGTAAGGAATATATCCAGCAGTTAAAGTTACGTTTCCTGTTCCACCTTTGGCAACAGATAATACTCCTGTACTAGAAGCACCTTCAGCAAGAAATGATAGGTTACGAGGTATAGTCATTTTTAATATGTAGTAAATGTAATGCCGTTTAATATGACTGATGCTGCACTACCACTACCTAAAGATATTACACCAGCAGATGTTATATTAACAATAGCAACAGCACCGTTTGAAACAGTAGGAAAATTCAATGTAGATGTTGGTCGATAACCTACAGGCAATGTTGTAATTGTTCCTGTTCCACCTGTTGCCACACCTTGAAGATGAACAACTCCCATATAATCTTTTTGATATTGACAAGGAGCATAAGGCGATCCATAAGTGTTTGACCAGCCAGACGCAAATGAAAATGTATTTTGAACATTATTGCCAGCGTATTGAAACCAATAATTGTTTGTATTTGATGTATCTATATTGTTGTAATTTTGAACTAATGTATTATGGACAAAATCAATTACATTGTTATATTGCGATCCAGACCTAAATACTAATCCACGAAGTAATGGAGTTGCTTGGTCTTGTACGTTTATTGTAAATTGATTGTAACTTCCATATACATCAACTGCAAAATATGTTCCAGCACTTGAACCATATCCATCATATTTTGAATTAATAGTAAATTGATTGTTATACCCATACGTTAAAACACTTGCACCACCACATTGATATGTAGTAATTAAATATTTATTGCCATAACTTGTATATGTAGAAGAAGATGAATTGCCGTCATAAAATCCAGTTCCAGCAACATTATTAATATTTGCAATAACTGTAGAGTTATAACAATTAGAACCTATTGATACACCTTGACCTGATGCACACCCACTATTAATGTTTACTTCAATAGTATTCCCATAACTAGAATTTACTGTTTGATTGTTATAAACAAACCCAGTAATAGAAGGATTATTTGCTGTAAGTTTTAAATGATTGCCGTAGCAATTATCTAACATTCTTCCACCATAATATCCGTTTTGTGAAACAACTCTGTAAATACTATATTTTGAAGAATTAATATCAAAATTAGGATAATGCCCACTATAAATAACTGCATTACCACCATTAATACAAGTTACTTCTGCATAGTTATAATTTGAATTAATAAATGTACCAAACGCAGAGTTTTGTGTATTTTGACAAATAATATCTGTCCATCTTGAATAACTTACGTTAGTTGTTGCAAAACCCTGACCAGTTACATCTGTTGATGGTGTTGGAACATTTAAATAATTACCATCAAAAGTAAATCCACTTACATTTATATTTGTAAATGCTGGTGCTGAATTTCCTAACGCAGTATTTCCTAATTCGCAAACAATACTATTTACCCCAGCTGGCATAATCATTTTAGTAGATGCCGACCCAGCACCCACAATACTAATATTGCTTTTTCTAATACTCATTGATGCTACATAAGTACCTGATGGAAAATATAAAGTTCCATTTGTAGGTGTTGCAGATATAGCAGCTGCAATTGCTGAAGTATCGTTAGTTACTCCATCACCTATAGCACCAAAGTCTTTTACAGATACTGTTTGTTGTAGTTTTGCTTGTACATTGGTTGTTACTGAACCTGTACTACCTTGTGTGTAAGTAATATTTTGCGAACTTATTACTCCACCAGACAATGCTTGGTTATAAATAATTTCTACTAAATCTCCAACATTTAATCCTGTAACAAATGTAATTGTTGTGTTTGATGTTTCTGTATAGTTTGTTGTAACAATTTGTTTTGAACCGTTAACAAAAACTGCTAATTGATTAAGATTTGGTGTATAGTTAAATGTTGTAGTAAATACAGTCTGCCCTTGTGTTGCTGTAAATTCATTAACTTGCGTACCACTGTTTGCTCCGCCTCCACTACCACCACTGCTAACCAAATTAAAATTAGTGCCATTCCCATAAACAATTGCATTAAGTGCGTTTCCAATAATAACGCCACCGCCTGTTGGATATTTAATCTGAATATTCTGTCCGCCAGATGTTTGGTTACTAATGATGTAGACTTTACTAGCTCCTGCTGGAGCAATCACATTTCTTTGTGCACTTAAAGATACAGAACTTGTAACTACTAAAACAGCGTTTCTTGCCTGATCTGGTGTACCATTGTTTGCAGTTAATGTAATATCTGCATCGGTTGGGAAGTTAACAGCTGGGTAAGTACCTGTAGTAGCTGGACCGCCTGATACACCAGCAATTGCCTGTTCAATAATTGTACCTAGATTGGTATTGGTCGTTTGACCCCAAGTACCCGCTTGATCGCCATCTGCAATCAGTTGTATTCTTAAATCGGTAGAGTATGTTGACACGGTTATCCTTGACTATCGTTGATTATTACCCAATCTGTTGCGTTGGCGTTGTTAACGGCTGTCCATGTTGTCCCTTGTGAATTTACTATCTGATTCCAAGTTGCGGTCTGACTGTCATTAATTGTAATCCATCCCGTGACAAATTGCGAGTCTAAAACATAAAAAGCTTCAATAATTGCTTTGGCATAACTAGCAAGTATTGTTTCTGTATCAGCTAAAGTAAGTGACTCAATTATATTAAGTAAAAACCCTGCTGAAATTGATTCAGTTTCTGACAGATTGGTGTTCTCGGTAATACTAAAGTTATAAATACTTGAAATTGAACTTATGTCTGCTGGCACAAAATTCTCGGTAATACTTGCCAAAGCCTGTAAAGTAATTGTTTGGTTATTTGCAGAAACCAAAGATTCAATAATAGATTCTAAATACTGAGCAGTTAAACTTAAAACATCTGTTAAATTAGCATTTTCAATAATAGACTGTAAGAATGTAGACCGTTGAGTACTAGAATCCGTTTGTCCAACATTCTCAACTATACCTTCAAAGAAGTTATCTTGTTCACTTTGAACATCACCCACCGTAACCGTAGCTTCTGTAATAGACTCTAAAAAAGCTGATTGCTGAGTATTAGAATCGGCTAAATTAATATTCTCTTTATCACTAACATTAAACTGAGCAAGAATTGACAATACATCTGCAAGTGTTACATTCTCTGTTTGACTAGCCGCAAATTGGGCAAGAATGGTCTGCGCATCCGCTAATGTAATAGGTTCTGATATGGTAAGGGCGTATTTAATACTACCTGCTGAGGCAAAAGGCGATTGAGAAAATACGGTTAAACCAAACATGTTTTAAACCCCTTCTTAGACATTGTAAGCAATTGTTTCTACAATATCACCAGCATTACATCCAACACCTAGAACTACAGAAGTGCCATTTGTAGCCGTATAATCCGTTCCGTTTAATAAAACACCATTAACAAAGACTTGAACATAACCAACATTATAATTTGCCGTAAATGTCGTTTGACTAGCCGTTGCCGTAAATGAAGTTCTTACATATGGTGGTTTCCATACAGGAGCTACACCAGTACCTTGAGAAATTAATGAATAACCTAAAGTGCCTGGGTTATTACTAGAATATACAGCTATTTCAGATGGATAATCACACCAAATATTTACGGAAGTCCCAAAAGTACTAACCGCTGACCCTGAATTACTAGAAGATAATATGGTTGTTCTTGTTAAAGTTGTAGAGTTGGTTAAAGTACCAATCCCTACTTCCCAGTTAGTACCATCTGAAGAACTATAATAAACAGTATTACCTGTTGTTATAGCAGATGAAAATGCTTGATAACCAATTACAGTAGCCGACAATGTAAAACTAACAGTGGTATTAGCACTGCCAGTCTGTTGTATACGATCAGCTACCTGAAGGGCCATCTAAAAGTCCTTACGAAGTTGCGGTTGTGCTATATGTAACGCTAACAGTATCACCTAATGTTGTAGTTTTAGCTACCGAGAAATTGCCTTCAGAATATAATGTGCCCGCTGATGAGCTTTGTGTGTTTACTGCGCCAGAACCTAAAACTAAGAAACACCCATAAACTGTACCGCCAGCGCCTGTAATTGTGTAAGTAATCGCTGTTGCTGTAGAAGAAGTTACGTTTGATGGAGTAGAACCTGTTGAAGTTGAAGCTGCAAATACCGCTGTTCCACGAACCGCAGAACCGCCAACCGTATAGTTAGTAAACTCTTTACTGCCACCAACTAGAGTAGTCATGGTGTCTGTTGCAGCTGGTGTTAATGAAGCATTAGTTAAACCAAGATATGGTCCAGTAACTGAATAAGAAGAGCCTCTAAGTAAAGTATCTAGCATTAATTGCTTACCTACAGCAACGACTAAATTAGGAAATTCTTCTACCCATTTAAGATTACCTTGTGCATCACGGCACTCAGCTTTCCAATAACCTTCAATGCCCATTCCTTCAGGGATAGTTACATTGGCTTGTAAAGTTGCTACGGCATTGTCACCGAAGCCTGATATTTCATTTTGCATAATTTCTCCTAATCTGGGCTACTATAATTAATACTACTTGTGTTGGTACCAATAGTTAATATGGCGCTGTTATATGCTGCTGTCGGAAACTGCACTGTAAAGCTTGTAGTACAAATCTTATCTGATCCAAAATTCAACACAAAACATGCCGCACCTGTAGTTGCATTGTAGACTAAAGCACCTCTACAAGTAAATGATGCAGGACTCCAAACTGCATTATTAAATGATACGTAACTTACATTGTATTGTGAATTTTGTGTTGGAAATGTTGAAATTGTTAATACCTGTCCCCCAGCCGTATATCCTGTTCCTACTACTTCATTGACCGAAGTATAAGCTGTTGTAGACTGCCCTAGATTAGCATTGGCATTATACAAAGCAATTTTGTAAGTGTATGGGCTGGTTGCAGTAAAGTTCTCTAAACCACTTAAAAGGTTTTGTTGAAAAACTGTGCAGGAAGTTTGAACTATCATGAAACAACATTACCTTTAAGATTAGTATTAAGTTTAGTTTGGCCATCCCTGTACGCATCGCCACGTTCCATACCATTGCCAAGACGAATTGCTAATTGAAGAGCTTCTTGATATTTTTGTTCATAATAAGTCACCATATCTTGTTCACCTTTCATAAAAATCATTGCTTCACGCATAGATCCGTACAAAAGAACTGGATCAAAGTTATCACCTAACCAACTTTGTCCATTAGAATTATTAATAGAAGTCACCGTAAAATTAAATCCTGAACCCGCAGAACTATTTCCTAAATAAGAAGTATTTACTGTTAAAACATCATTTGTATTGTAAAAACTTCCACCGTTCTGTAAATAAACAGAAGTAATTGTTCCACTATTACTAACTAATACATCACCATATCCGTTTACGCCTGATTGGTTTCCACTAGTAGAATAATATTGAAATGGTACATTTGGGTAAAATCCTGGAATGTAATTTGCGCCAGCTGTAGTTAAAGTAATTGAAGTAATAATACCTTGCACAATAGAAGGTGGATAATAAAAATAATGCATCTCTACTGGATAATTTTGATCTGGTGTTGGTCCTAAAATAAAAGAAAGCTCATTAGGATTTAAATACTGATTACCAAACAAAGCATAATGTGTTGGTGTACCAGTTACAGATGGTATAGGAAAAGATTCACGAATAAAGTTTACGTCTTTATTTAATAAATAAGAATATGCGCCTGTAGTTGGATCAATAATTGCAAGGGAAAACGTAGATAAATAATCATTTGGTAAAGACAAATAAGGATTAGAAGCTGTTGATAAACCTGTTACATTTTTACGCAATGATGGAAATTGAACTGAATTATAAACACGCTCTTCACACTCCATAATAAACGTAGGAATATATGTAACAAACGTAGACTCATAGTTTTGAGCATACGCTTGTATCGTGTTATATAACTGTTGGTAGTTCACGCTATGGGTCCTCTACTCATTTTTCCTTTAGTTGCCGCTCCTGTTCCACGCATTTGTATGCCAGATGTTTTTAATTTAGATTGTCCATAACCAACACCACCATAAACTGGATCAGTCAATTCAGCATCTTTGGCAGATTTTGTATGTGCAAATTCGCCACGATCCATCACTTCTTGACCAGTAATATGCTTTTCTTTATTGGTATGTGGATTGGCGTATACTTCTGCTGGTTCAGCAAACTTGTTTTTACCAATGGTAATTTTTGGACTATTTTTAGTAGTCGGTTTAACTTGAGTAGCCATTATTTGCTCCCTGCTTTTTGATTGTGAGCACGAGCCAAATTGCGACCTACGGCTTTCATCTCCTTGCTTGTTACACCGCCTTTAGCCATTTTGGTAACTGGTTTACCTTTGTGCATATGATGTTCGTGTTTATGAACTTCTTTTGCAGCTTCTTTATCAGCAATCTTTACCACTTGTTTCTTGTCCATGTTAACTCCTAAGTTGTTAATATTGTTACTTTACCTATTGTAATCACTAAATTCAAGTCATTGGGAACAAATCCATCTGTAAAATAACTAGCCCCACCAACTGGATTCCAACCCCATTGCGTTTGTCTACTACCATCATTTACATAACCAAGATTGTCTACATTATTTACATTTGGATCATATGGATTAGTAAATAGTCCAGTTGTTCCGCTTGCCTGATAGCTCACATCTGGTCTTGGTTCACGCACCGCCTGTGGATCATTCACAGGATATAAACCTATACTTAACTGTGGGTGATCTGGATCCCAACACTCAGGACAAACTTTAATATTAAATAATTTAGTTTTAATAATTTCTTTTTTTAATTCCTTCAGCAAATATCGTTGACCACATCGGTCACATTCGGCAATTGCCCATTTGCCAGATGAATATTTGTTTGGCATTATCTACCTGCTCCACCATAAAATCCCATTCTTGGAACAAAACGAATAGCAGCCTTCTCTCTGTCTTCTTCAGATGCTAATGTCCATTGTTCCATGTAATCAGCTTTTAACATCGCTATACGAGCAGGATCAACTCCATGTATTTTTTGTGATAAATAATAAGCCAGTCCAGCAACTAAACAAGATATAAATCTAAATGGTATGTCATTGGTTGCCGCACCAGTTCCAGCATCTTGCATTCTACGCAATCTCCAATAGACAAATGTATACTGATTCCCTGGTGAGTTAGGTGTTGGCCAGACGTTAATACAAGGTAAATTTGTAACGCTTATAGGGGCGTTATAGGCATGAGTTGTTGCAGTTGTACCTGCTTGTCCACGATAACAATTTAAAAGGTATGGAGACGTTGTAGAGACGTTTGGATAGTAAATAATTTCATTATCTATCTTAATATATCCAGTTGCAGCTAACCCTGTTAAATCGTTTGGACTTAATTGAATATTGGTATCTGTTGCAGAGATTCCACCATTACCATTAGATCCATTTCCAACTAACGTATATGTTGTTGGTTGTGTCTGTCCAGATTGACGATTAATCCATACTTGAATTGGTCTACCTTGTGCCAGTTTATTGGGCAATGTTGAATAAGTATCTTCTGATATGCGACTGATATTAATATCAATTTGGTTTTGCAATGTGCCAGTACGAATCACTTGGCTTAAAAGATCAATCGTATCAATTGGTAAAGGATAAGTAATTTGACCTGTGTTTAAAGGTATCTGACCTTCTTCAACAGTCCATAAATTAATACCTCGATTTGCCCATTCTACCGATAAAATATTTAATGATCTTCTAGCAGTTCTAAAATCATAACCACTTCTTAACTCAGCACCGCACCGTTCGAATGCCTCTTCAATGAGTTCATTCATATTTAAATCAAATACGGAGGTGCCTGTCGTTGTCATTTATGCAATTTTCTTAATGTCTCTGCTAATCTTGCACGTTGTCCTAACTTGCCAGGTTTCTTAGCAGCTGCTTCGAGCTTTTTCTCTGGAATCGTATGTCCTTCTTTAACGCCCAAAGATTTACGCAACGCACCAGCTCTGTGTATTGCGTTCTGTATCCATTTTTCAGCCATAATTAACTCACAACATTTTGTTCAGGGTTAATTGGAGTAGTAACAGTTGTAGAAACTGATTCTTCAACATTAACAGTTACGCTTTCTGGTGTTTCTAAAACAGGTGGAGGTGCAATTACAACAGGAGTAGGATCAATTTGTGGTGCAATAGCAGCGGCAAATTGAGCAACTACAGGAGAATCTGAAAACTCAGAAACTACTTTTGAACTACCTAAATAAGTTACAAACTCATTAATTAATTTATGTTCTTCACTTTCTATAGAATATCCTACACTTTTTGCAAAATAAATTGCTTTTTCAAATAGATTCATTTTTTCCTCGCAGCTCTCATGTTATCAACTAAATTTGGATAAGGTCTACCAGCAGCTTTAGCCATCGCTTTTGCTGATGCTTTTTTTGCAGAACTTAATTTCTTTGGTTTGCCTAAACCTTTTGGTCTTGGCTTATCCCATACCTCGCCACCTTTTGCATACATAGCAACAGCATCAGGGTTATCTTTTCTGTGAATAACCTTTTTAGTTGGCATCTTGGATGGGTTCATAGCTCCCATACCACGACTGGCTCTCATTTGTGAGCCTTTCCACCCCAGCACATTTTTTCAACATGATCCATGTGATGGTGATGATGTTCTGCATGTTTTTTAAAATGATGCTTATGGTGTTTATGAGATTCAGTCTCATGCTCAGAAATGAACTCATCATGACGCTTCATATCTGGTCCTGACATTGGTTCTTCGTGTTCTTTGGTTAAATGTGGTTTCATAAACTTCTCCTTAACAATATTTAGTCTTAGTATGACCACGTTGTGCAATACCATCAGCACGATGTGATGTAGATCCACCATGAGCCATTTTCTTTACATGACCACCATGTTTTTTAGTATTAACTAATGGACCATCGCCAATAGTATTACCTTTCATCTTAGGATGACGATCTTCTGTGTGACCACGTTTTTCAACTTTAGATTCACCAAAACGACCATGTTTGTTAGAGCCTTTTTCAACGTCTTCTTTCATGGTGCGAGGACCCATTGACTCAGTTTTGCCACCATGAGCCATTTTTTTAGTGTGAGCCTTACCACCATGCTTCATCATTTTAGCTTCATGTTCTTCTTCAGAAGCCAAGTGACGTAATTCTTTAGCTTGTTTCATTTCATGCGCTTTTTCTTTTTCGTGATGAGCCATGCCACCATGAGCCATTTTTTTAGTGTGATGACCTTCATGTTGCGCCATATGATGTTCTGCCATCGCTAAATGGTGATGAGCTAAATGTTTATGATGTTCTTTAGATAAGCCACCATGTTTCATTCCGCCACCCATTGGAGCACCAGTTGGAGCTGCTGGAGGAGCCATTGATGGAGTTGGCATAGCTCTTGCTGCCATCATTGCCATCGCTGGGTTCACACTACGTTTTTTCATCGTTGCCATATTGATTCCACCTTTTTTAAAATGTTTGCCTTTATCGGCTTCTACAAAATCACGTCCCACTTTTTGTGGAATGTGAACCTTATCAGCAAACGCCTTGGAATGGGCTATTGCCTCCATAAAATCATGTTGTTTTTTACTCTTACTTGGCATTACTACCTCGTATTAATTCGTTAATTTTATCTTCCAAACGATTAAATCTTGAATCGATATGGTCCATAATTTTACTTAATTCAGCTTGAGTCACTGTATCACGAGCAACTTCTTCACGGGTTTTGTTTAATAAAATATTTAACCTATCTAACTCATGAAATTTTTCTTTCATTATAAATCCTACTATTGCAATAAGTATAGTTAATATTGCATTCCAAAAGGGCATAATTGCATCAGTTAACATTTCCATTTCCTTAAACTTTTATTAATTCTTGAATTAGGATCATTTGCAGTTTCAGAACTGGTTAAACGCTTTTTCATTCCTTCCATGCGAGCACAAAATGATCTTTTTCTAGCTCCACCTTCAGGCTGTGGTGGTTTAATATTATGTCCTTCAGCCTTGAGGCTTGCACGACCTTTTGCATTAAGTCCACCACTCGGATTTTTACCTTCTTTTCGTGTCCAAGCTCCAGCCATGTTATGCCATCGCTTCCTGACATACTGCGTTAATTTGAACAGTAGCACCAGCACTTGATGTAACAGCAACAGTCAAAATGTCTGGTATATTTCCTTTAATGTTTGTAACAACAGGGAAAAAATTCAACAAATCCAATTGTTGCAATCCATTATTTGCTGTAGAGAATGCGTATACAACCTCACCACCAGATAAAGATGTAGCGCTTAAATCCTGCTGCGCAAAAGAATTGTAAGATCCAAGACCACTTAAAGGAATGAAATTTGCGCCTGTTAAAGAAATTTCATTTGTTGGTGTTCCAGAAATTAATTCCACCAAACAAGTTGCTGAAGAGTTAATTAACAATGTTTGTGGCAATAATTGACCACGATTAATTAAACCAATCTGATATGCATTACCAGCTGATGGTCCAGTTACTAATGGATTTCCAGTAACAACATCAACAAAATTAAGTGTTGTTGTTGTATTTGAAGTGATACGAGCCGTATAGTTTGCAGATACAGTTGCACTATTTGAATATGCTCCTGGACTTACAGGACCAAAGTTAATTGACACTTGGTTATACGTTAATACAGTTACAGAGTAAATACCGTTATAAGCACTTGGGTTTGAATTGCTAATAATAATTTGGTCGTTGGTGTTTAAATAATGAGCCGATTGGAATGTAACAGTAGCACTATAGTTATTTACACCAGCAACTTTTGGTGTTGGTCCAGTTAATGCACTAATCGTAGCAATTGAAGGTAAACTTGCTGTGTAATACACATATTTACCTACCCATTGATTTGCTGCCCAATATGTTGCTGTTGGAACAGAAGAGGGTGTTGCTGTATTTGGAAAATTAACTACTTGAATAACCATTGTAGTTGTACTAGGTATGTTATTAATCAAATATGTATTTGCTGCATAAGATTGTGTTGCAGTAATTGTTCCTGTTGCTCCTGCAATTGCTGATGCACTACTAACTTGATATGTTCCCACACCGCCAGCTGTATAAACGTTATATGTTCCAGAAGCTTGAACAGTAAATGCTTGGCTAAGAATAACACTTGAACCAATAACTTGTTGAATATATGTTCCAGCTGGAACTCCTGTACCAGAAATTAACTGTCCAGCCAATAAGCTTGTACCAGCACTTAAAATTACTGCATTTTGTCCAACAGTTCCACCACTTACAAATGTAGGGGTTACAACTGTAGATCCAGTTGCTGTTAATTGATTAACAATTGTAGGAGAACCTATAATACCAGTTCCAGATAATACCTGTTGATCAGTAATAACACCTGTATTAGCCGTTACCGTAAGCGTTGTTCCGCTAATCGTATAAGCAGTAATAGAAGCTATTTGAGTAAATGCACTTAAAGTTATGTATTGAGCTGGAGAATTAGCAGCAGTATTAGTTACTGCATAATTATGGGCAGCACTAAATGTTAATAATGCTTGACCATTATTTCCTTGCCCAACCATTGAACTAATTGTTCCAACAGAACCATTAATAGTTAATGAAGATTGAGTTCCTGAAGTTATGGCCGTTTGTGTATTATCAAATAAATTAGTTCCAACAGGTCTCATACGGAAAGACATTGCTGGGAAACGAATAGATGATGATGGAACTGTACGGTTTTGTGTTGCAGCATCATTACCATAAGAATAAGTAAATCCACGCTGTTTATCAATACCACCTTCAATCAATACAGATACACCATAGTGAGTCATAAAAGATTGAAGTCCAGTACTTGAATTACGTTGTTCATAACGAACAGGCAAGTTACCTGTACGACTCCAAGGTTTAATTTGTGGATTATTATTAACAATACCGTTACCAGTACCAACTTGATGCAATACCCAAGGCTCGCCATTAATAACCACTCCCCAGCGAAGTGCACCAGCACCATACCAAGCGTATTCCATCCAAATCATTTGAACTTTTGTCCAATCAATGGCATTAATAATTGTTCTATTACCATTCCATAAAGACATATCAAATACTGTATCTTGTGGCAAACCACCTGAATCAGAACGAATTACACAATACATTCCTTGTGGATTGCCTGCTCCATTAGGGGTATTTTGCATAAAAAATATGCCGTTTGCATCATCAAAAATACCAACACGCTGGAATTGACCTGAAACAGCTCCACCAAAGTTGACATTAGATGCCATGTAAAAAGTTTTACCTGGCTGATAACGATGATATGGTCTTGATTGACGAATTGTAATATCACCAGGAATAGGTGATCCGCCAATATTAGGATTACCTCCAATAGTCATGGTTACACCACCAAGACCTGGGTTTTGAACTATAGATGCATTACCTGATACGTTTTGAATAAAATTTTCCCAACGCAAAGGTTGTGTACCATACTCAAAGTCTGCATCGTAAATATTTTGTGATTGTGATACTTTCAATTTACCAACTACATCACGCAAACGCTGTGGAGCAATAAACTCAGCAGCCCCATCAATACCTTGCCAAACCGTAGATGGAGTTTGATTACCCATCTGACCAGTTTGTTGATTGGTACCATTAGCACTATTCTGGTTGTTTCCAGAAAAGAAATTTAATAAATTCATTCCCATATAAGCCCCTTAGATTTTAAAAAAAGGGGTCCTTAGACCCCTAAACGCTATTAATCAAAGTTACCGTATGGATAAGTTGTACTTGTACCAATATTCATATCTAATTGATTATATCGAACAGTAATTTCAACTTGACCAGAAGACAAACCAGCAGCACCAGTAGTCATTTTAAGACCTACAACAACTTGTGAAAACCATGTAGGCTGTTGACCAGGCTGTAAATTTTGAACGTCTTGTAATGTTGAACTAGCATACGCTAACTGTGTACCAACATAAGTTGCTGTATATCTTTGAGCAGCTGGGCTAGAAATATTTGCAAATGTTGCATATACACCAGTAGATGTTGCAAAGTTATTAGAAACATATGGTTGAATTGCTGTAACAGCAACTGGAGTCCCTTGAGAATCTTTTGGAACCGTTCCAATATCAAGAATAATATCAGTAATATTAGAAGAGTATGGCAGCCAAAATACTGCACCACGATATACGGTTGATGAAGCATCAGCCGTTGGAGCTGTTGCTGCTGTTGGTCCTGATGTGCTATATACACCAGATTGTGGAGTGTAAATAGTTGCTGCACTATTAGGAATTCCGTTTGCGTTAACAAAAACACCAGATCCACCACCATAATTGGCAGTATTGTTTGTTGTTACAGAAAAATCTAAAAATGCAGATTGAATTAAATCTGTGTAACCTACGTTACGAAGTGGTCCAAAACGATTGTCACCAGATAAAATTGGTCCATCAAATGTACTACGACCCATAATGGTCTCCTTATGCAAAAGTAACTATTCCGATCATTGCATTGTCTGCTGGGGCAGTAGTGGAATAGTTGATCACCCAGTAGTTATTAGTTTACTACTTCTATAGATTTGTGCAATCTTTTTTATAAAAAAATCCCCAGTTTTTAAGCTGGGGATAAGTCCTCTCACAAAGGAAATAACCTTAGTAAGAACCGTAGATACCTAATGGATCAGATACACCAAAAGAATAACGTTCACGAGACTTGTAACGTACGTTACCAGTATCGAAATCACCATCCATGGAGTTCTGTAAAGGTGTTCTTACGAACATCTTCAAACCGTTAGGAACATCAGTAGTCAAGAACCATGCGTTAGTTGCTGTCAAGAAGTGGTTAATTGCATAACCTTCTGGAACAGAACCGTTGTTCTTAATTGCATTGATGTCATTGTTGTTTGTACCAACACGGAGTTCAGTATCTAACAAACGAGTTGCTACGAACTGGAGTGCAGGTGGAACAATCAACTTCTTCGGTTTTGCAGCAATTAATAAACCACGCTCATCAGTCCATGCAGCAATCTGAATAACAGCGTTTTCAAGCGCAGTTTCGTTCAAGTCAGCAGGAGTTGATGGAGTATTGGCGTTCGTACCACCAGAGATTAATGGGTGTGCAGTAGAGAACAAAGGTTGTCCGTCACCATAAGTGAACTGGCTATTGAAACCGTTGTTTAATACCGCAGCAGCTTTAACTTGCTTGGTGTAAGCCATTGCACGAGCCAAAGCTTTGGTATAGCGACCAGAGAGAGAATCGTACAAGTTATCTTCGATTGCCTCTTCAGTTAAGCTAAAGCCAAGAGCGATAGTTTCGTGGTTGTAACGAGCTGTCCATGCTTCTTGTCCGTTGTCATAAGCGATGGCTTGACCTTCGTTTTTGACTGGTGCAGCTGAGAAGCCTGACAGTTTTGTTTCTTCTTCAAAAGAACGCTCAGAAGTTTCGATTTCATAAACTTCTTTATGTTCTTCACCGTAACGAGCATACTCAAGACCAAACAAAGCGTTTAATCCAGGTAATAGCTCTTTTAATAGTTGTGCACGAGAAATAGCCATTTAAATGCTCCTTAATTAAACACCAGTGGCATTGAAGTAACTGTGATAACCGAAGTTCCACGCCACTAATGCTTCTGGGTAGCCAGTGAATGAAAAACCTGTAGCTGTCGATTGAGCAGTTGTTACCGCTGTATTGATAGTTACGGTGGTGCCGTTTACAGTTGTTACATAAGTATTCGAGCCAGGGTTAATACCAGGGCCAGAAATAACCATACCAGGCAGAATTGCGCTGTTAGCAGCAGATAAAGTAACAGTTGTGCTAGATGTAGTAGCATTTTGTGTCACAGTAACAGCTGAAGCAGGAACAACCTGAACGATACGGAAAGGTGCAGATGTAGTCAACGGAGTGATTGCTGAAGTGCTTGTGGCAGCGGCAGAAATCGCAATACCAGCAGAAGAATCACCAGTAGTTGTCGAACCAGTGTTACCAGCAGCGGCACCAATGTAATAAGCATTAGAACCAACAAAAGCTGGGTTGAGGTATTGAATGGTTGTAGAACCACCAGTACCAGCTGGATTAGACAAACAAACTGCTTGGAAAACTGCTTGTGGATCATCTACGACATAACCAATCGCATCAGGAGCAGATGTACTTGCATTCCAGAATTGATAACGGTTTTTACCATAAATAGGACCACCTGTTGTTGCATATTCACAACCGACAAAAACACCAATAGTTCCAGCTACTGCTGAAGACTGGTTATAAGTCATTGTTGAAGCAATAATATTACCGATATTAGCCGATGTACCAATTTGCACAACGTCACCGTTGAACATACTAGTATTATAACCGTTGGTAATTGGGAACATACGAGTAGAACCCGCATATACACGACCACCGATGAGGTTAACTGGCTTTAGCCCATAAGGGGCTGCTACTGTAGGATAAGCCATATAATTCTCCTAAAATTATGAACGATTTCCAAAACTAACCGTAGACTTCCGTTCTTGGAACAGAGGCATACGAGAGTCGCTTTGCCTTAAAAAACTATTATCTA